TTCAATAACTTTCAGGCTTCGTTGTAAAGTAAGTGCAACACATGAAATGTGTGTTGTACTTACTTTTTTTTATGCGTTGTTTTCCCCCTCAACGTATAAGAACCCTATCCTTTTTCTTGGAGCGTGTCAAAGGTCGATGCGCTCCGCTATGGAAAAGCAATATAAGGGTATATGAATTAGTGTAAGGTGGTGCGTCCGCACTAAATATATAAAAGAAAGATATGAGGTAAAAAGTTATGGAAAAATTAAAAAATGCAGATTCGTTATTTGTTGGCAGATTTATGATTGTTGCGAAAAAAGAGAATGAAATTGCTGATCGTCAGACAGGCGAGATCACGAAGTACTGGGAATATTCACTTTCAAATGGCAAGGATGTGCTTAAAGTCACATGCGGTAAAAACAGTCCGCTTCATGATGCACGCTTCGGTGGTACTTATGATATGGAATTTACGGCAGATTTTAGCCGTGGTTATGCAAAGCTTAAGGTTACGCATATTGATGGCTTAGATGAAAGTAAGCCTGCACAGAAATAATTATATTGCTATATATAAACGTCGTGATGATGTGTGTATATAAATAAAGTGATGGAGGTACTTGCTATGACTTGGGAAAATGTTACAGGTGCAGTTACTAATCTGCTTGATGTTATGTCAACAGTTGTAACCACTATTGTTGGCAATCCTTATCTTGCTGTCTTCTTAGCTGTGCCAGTCGTAGGTGCTGGTATTGCAATTTTCCGCAAATTTAAGCGGTCATAAGTTGACACTTGAAGCAGGTGGGCGGTTAGCTAATTCGCTAGCCGCTTTTTTTTTAGAAAGGGGTGAAGTGTATGATGGCTATAAGATTTTTAGCTGGTGCAATGTTAGTTCTTTGTATCTGTGTTTTTATTCTTGTTTTATTGTCTGATAGAGTTATTAAAAGAGAAGAAAGAAGGCATCAGGAAGTGATGGACAATATAAAAGAAAAAGACAAGCTTTAATGCTTGTCTTTGGTGTCTGGTTCGTATGTTTTTTTTGCTTCGTGTATACATTCTTTTATTGTTTTGCCGAGAACTTTAGTTATAAAAAAGGGTATTGCAATTATTAATACGAGTATTGATATGCATACGATTATAAACATAGTGCTATTGCCAGTACCAGATGTTGCTAAAAATGTCATTTTGATCTCCTTTCAGATGTTTTATAAAAATAATAATAAGGGGTGCGTATGAAAATATCAAGTAGTTTAAAAAAAATAATATCTTTTATGCTTGTGTCTGTGTTGGCTGTGAACGCGGTAGTTCTTCCGGTGTCGGCGGCGGAATCTACTACGGAAGAGACGGAAAAGGCAGAAGTTCAATTCGATTTTAGTCGTGGCTATTATTCGGATCCTGCGGATCTAAAGTATACGGGGGAACTTTCGGACAATTTAACAAGTAAATTTAATGTAAGGCAAGAATATGATATGTCGTTTACTATGAATGATTATTATTATTCAGCTCCATTCTGCTTTTATGTAGGGGATGGCACTGATCCGATTCAAATGTTCACCGGAGATAATCAGAAGTATGGAGAAGGTTTTTCTTACTCCTATTTACAAAGTGCAACGGCTACATTTTTCAAAGAAAATGAATTGTCATTATCTGATTATGATGTCTACTATTATGGTGTAGTTGGCAGATCATCAGGTAAGGGTGTATTCTCCTTGAATTATCTTCTTATACCACATGGTAAAAGGATAGCGTTTTGTAATTCATCTTATAAAAATGAATTTGATAATGGGTATTCTGTGTGGGGGTTTTATGCAAAAGGTTCTTCTTTTGCTAGTAGGAATGGAAACGATAAAAATAACAGTATAGTACACGTTCGGCGATATATGAATGCATCTTATGGTAAGATACAAGATTCTTGCAACTGGGCGGAGTATTCTTCTAATTGTGTTTATGACGGCGCGTTATATTATCCGATAAATTGCGATAAAGGCTTTTATGACACACAATATGCTTGTATGAATATCCCGGTATTTAATACTATCGAAGATACTGGTTTGTATGTAAATGAAATCCGTGATCCTACGCCAGACAATAAGGCCCCTGCGGAAGAACCAGAGCCAGAAGAAAAGGTTGGCGCGGATGCATTTTACTGGGATTCTCTTAAATGTAAGCTTGTGCGTGATGGTGATAATTATAAGGTTGTGTTTGATTATAGGTATAGTGTGCCGGATATGGTAGCTAATCCATCTGATTATGTGATGTATGTTGATGTAACGCAGGATTATAAGTATAAAGCTAAAAACAATAGCAATATATTAAATGGACAAAGTAAAGTTACATCTACAAGTTGTGATATAGGGGCTTCTCCTGGACGTGTGTCTTGTGATTCTGCTTTGTTTTATGCTGAGGCATATGGTAATTCTCTTGGTTCTTTTTGTGTATTTGGTGCAACTGCTGTATCTGACTTATTGGGTCATGGATATGATTGGGCTGATATAACATTTTATAACTCATACATTTCTGTATATGTTGAACTAGTGCATAATTACCCTGCTGATAGTAGTTCCTTGAGGGTTAAAGATAAGGTATCAAGTGATATCCGATCTTTTACGTTTGACGCTCTTACTCTTAAATCTATAGATGATATATCTGATATAGATTCTACGGAAAATGAAGTAAATGTTAAGACAAAAGATACAGTTGACGACACTGGAAAGGTTACAGATCGGCGTGTTGAATCTGTAGTGGTTAATGACACAACGACAAATCAGACTATAAACAATTATTATTATGATGGTAATGGTAATAAGTCAGATAATTCATCTGGTAATGGTAGCGCACTTAATGATATACTATCCGGCTTGATTAGCTTCATAAAAACCCTTGTAACTGAAGGTTTGCCTGCTGCTATTGAGATATTAAAGACTGTCATTAAGTCTATCTCTGATTTGGTTTCTTCGGCTCTTGATGGCTTAAATGTTGGAGAGGGTTCTTCAAACGGCATTATAGCTGTACTTAAGTGTATACCTGCTTCGTGTTGGTCGCTTGTGGTAATAGCTGTAATAATCCTTGTTGTTGTCGGTGTACTTAAACATATTTTCTAGGGGGTGTGTTTGGATGAAATATATATTATATCTTATGAATTTAGCTGTGTATTTTTTAAATTATGAGATAGTCATTGATGGCATTCGATTCACTCCTCTCGAATTGTTTCTTGTTGTGGCTGTCTGCGGTATGGTTGCTCGTGCTGTTCATGATTTATTTCGTGATGATTAAGGGGGGTGGTTTAGTGCTTGGCTTATTGTTTTTTATAGTGTTTGTGTGCGGAGCGGTTCAGATATTCCGTGAATATCACTATATCCTTGACTATAAAAGAGATGAAAGGATGATGTATGAATATGAAAAGATGCAAAAAAAAGATCTTGAATCTATTGTTGATGATGCTAACAATAGTCCTTTTTAACTGTATACCTGTATCAGCTTCTGAAGTTGATACTACGAACGCAACGACAGAAGCGACTACAGAAGCAACGACAGAAGTAACTACAGAAGTCACAGCAGAAGCCACAACAGAAACGGCGGTAAAGGTTGCTACTCCGGGCAATGCATGGTATACGAATTTTGTCGGTTCGCCGGATCAAACGCCTAAGACGCTTGATGATATATATGTGTTACTTTATTGGATATTGATTTTTCAAGTTGTCTTTATAATCTGTGTTGCTTTTATATTTATTTATAACTGTTTGATGTAAAGAAAGGGGATGAAATCTGTGGATAACATGGTTAATTACTTTTACAGTAATGGAGATTTGACCTTGATGTTGACAAAGGTTCTTGTATATGTCCTTGCTCTTTTTTTCTTAGCGGTGATTCTCGGCGCGATCAGAAAGGCAAGGTTGTAGTATGTTAGAGATTATATTATTTCTTCTGTTCATATGTATTGTTGTTTTTCCATTTCCGAAGTTTGTTATCCGGCATTTTTTCGATATGTGCCGTTATGGATCGGTTGACCTTTATTACTATATTAAGCACAAAGAGTTTAATCGGTGTCCTTTTTATGGTCGTGTCGATATAATCAGCGCATATCGAAATAAGGTTTTTGGAAGTGGTAAGACTTTATGCGTGAGCAAGCAAGTGCATGATATTTATAATAAATATAACGGCTTGCCTGTGTGGGATGAAAGTAAACAGGCGTTTGTGACGCAACATATACATATAGTATCTAATGTCTCTTTTTCGGATATACCCTATACTCCATTTGTGACATCCCGGCAGTTGATGGATGTAGAACAGCCGCGCGAAGATATAACTATTTTTGTCATGGACGAGATTGGAGCTATTTGGAATAGTAGAGATTTTAAAACGAATATTAGCACGGAGTTGCTTAGAAATCTCCTGCAAGTGCGCAAGAACAAAATATATATAATCGGCACGTCACAAAGATTCCATTTTTGTGATGCGCTTTTACGACAGATCACAGCTAATCTTGTGTGTGTGCAGAAAACATGGCGAATAGTCCGTAAGCTGGCGTATGACCCGATGGATTTTGAAAATTGTAACAACATAGATATGCTTAAGCCGCTTAAGGTGTCGTATGCATGGATCACGAATCAGGATTATGCTTCGTATGATACAGATGAACGTGTGGAGCGTCTGCGGTCGGATGATCTCCTGCCGGATGATCAGATACTTATTAACCAAGGCGCACATGTCAATGACCTGTCAGCGTCCGGCTTGAAGCGACGCTATAGGCGTAGACGCAAGTAAACAGATCGGTGCAAGTGCACGAAGTGCCTCCTTGTACCGATAGCTATAACATGCAGGTGGTTGCGTGGCTGTCAACTCCTCTGGGCGGTTTATCCGCCTTGGGTTGACAGCGCACGCATCCGCATGCTAAGTGGTGCGTTGTGATTGATTCGAATTATAAAAAAGGAGAAAAAAGAATGAACGATGTAAGGGATGTAAGTGGATGTCCTCATTATATTTGTATGCGTTGTGCTAAGGGTGATGGATGCCCACAGGAATATCCTTATTTTAATTTGACTGGGGTTAGTGAGTGTATTGAGTGTCCGTACTATTCCGGATGTAAAGATTGTGCTATGCCGATATGCGACAGAAGGGTGGAATATTAATGAAGCGGTTACTGTATTTATTTAATCAAATATTGTCTCTTTGTAATAATGCTATCCGCTTATTATTGAGATTATTAAGATTTTAAAATAGTATGTGTAAAGGTGTAAATCTTTATTCTAAAGATTTAAAAATGTCTTATAAAATCTAGGTTTTTTGCTACCGCTGGGGGGGCTTGTCCCAGCGGTGTAAATGAGGTGTAAAAGGTGTAAAAAGTGTAAAAGTGATTCAGGGGAAAAGACAAGGGAAAAAAGAAAGTGGGGATAAAAAATGGGAGTTCCAAAAAGTTTCAAAACGTGTGAGATAGTCCAACAGCTCCGATTTATGTCTCGTGATCAAGTTGAGAGCGGATTAGATCATAATGCTGTGAAAGATTATGCATTCATCTTGCATGACATAGATACAAATGCAGACGGAACGAAAAAATTACCACATTGGCATATAATGATACGATTTAAAGACAGTGTTCCAACTTCAAGTATATGCAACTGGTTTGGTATTCAGCCAGAAAGAATCGGAAAAATTCGTGGAAAATTTGCGGATGCTCTGGCATATCTTACGCATTCAAATGCACCGGAGAAAGCGCAATATTTAGAGGAAAATGTTGTATCTAACTTTGATTTTGTAGCAGAAGCTGCGGCGGCTCTTGCTAAAACAGCATCAAGGAAGCGTAAGGATGAATTGATAGAACTTATTCAGAGTGGAGTTATTCGTGAATATAATTACACGGATTATATATCTGCTACAGAGTATGATCGATTTAAGAAAAGCATAGATAATGCGTTTGCATATCGTAAAGATACACTCATGCATATGGACAGAAATATGACATGTATATACATATGGGGTGAGTCGTCTTGTGGCAAGACTTCATATTCTAAACAGCTTGCTATAGAGAAAGGTTATAGCTTTTATATATCGTCTGGCAGTAACGATCCTCTTGATGGGTACCGTGGTGAGGATTGCTTGATACTTGACGATGTACGACCGGAAGACTTTAATGTATCGGATTTTCTGAAGATTCTGGATAATAATACTCAATCTACAGTTAAAAGCCGCTATAGAAATAAAATGCTTGAATGTCAGTTGTTGATACTTACCACGTCTATGAGTATGCCTGTGTTTTTCCGGCGGCTGATTGGATGTAATACGGAGCAGATCAAACAATTTGAGCGTCGTTGTGAGTTGTATGTAGAGATGTCGGAACAAACAATGAAAACGTACATATATCAGCGAAAAAGTGGCAAGTATCAGTATGTAGATACTTATGCAAATCCTGTATCTGCACAGTACAAAAAGGTTGACCGAACACATGATGAATGTGTGGAACGTGTGCAGGCTCTTTTGATGCCGGGGCGTGCCGCTACTAACTATGAGTGTGGATTTAATGATAATCCTCCTCATGATGTAGTGTTGAAATTTGAAAACTGGGAACAACAAAAATTACCAAATATTTCCAGTAAGTAATTGGTGTTTTAAATATTATAATAAGCATAGGGATTTTAAACTATGCTTATTTTTTTTTACATAAGAAAAGGGATAAAGGGTGATTAAGTGGGAAAAGAATATAAACATTTAACTAGGTATGATCGTGTGACGATTGAAACCTTGCTTAATACAGGAAAGAGTGTGCAATATATAGCGGATTATCTGGGTGTCAATCGGTCGACGATATACCGGGAAATTAAAAAAGGTACATATACACATTTGAATAGTGAGTGGATAGAAACTAAAGCATATAGCTGTGACCTCGGACAGGCTGTTGCTGATGAAAATAAAACGCACCTTGGCAAGGCTTTAAAGGTCGGAAGTGATATAGCTTTTGCGGATTTTATCGAAGATAAAATTATAAATGCTCGTTATAGTCCATCTGCCGCACTTGCAGAAGCATCTGCAAAGTTTGACACTCGGATCAGTGTTAGAACTTTGTACCGATATATTGATAATCATGTGTTCTATCTGCTTGATAGTAGTTATCTTCCGATTAAAGGTGATAGGAAGAAAAAGAAGTATAAGAAGCCAGTGCAGAAGCGTAAGTCTGCTGGAACTTCGATAGAAAAGCGTCCTGCTGAGATTTCAAAACGTACTACCTTTGGGCATTGGGAAATGGATACAGTGAAAGGTAAACAGGGTATAACAAAGGGCTGTTTTCTCGTACTAACTGAACGACTTACCAGAATGGAGATTGTGCGCAAACTGTCAGATCAAGGCTCTAGGTCTGTAGTCGAACAGGTCAATGAGTTAGAACGCTTGTGGGGTGATCGTTTTAAGGATGTGTTTAGATCTATCACTGTAGATAATGGCGTTGAGTTTTCGGATGCATCCGGCATTGAAACCTCGTCGGATGGATCACATCGGATAGACTGCTATTACTGTCATGCCTATAGTAGCTATGAACGTGGTAGCAATGAAAACAATAACCGCCTTATCCGTCGTCATGCTCCAAAGGGTACAGATCTGGACCGATATGGTGATAATGATGTTATGTATATACAAGACTGGATAAATGACTATCCTAGAAAAATATTCAACTGGCATACCAGCCGGGAATTGTTTACGGATCAACTACACGCATTAGGAATATATGATAGTCCGATTTAAGGCAACTTGAAAAAAAAGTTGCCTTAAAATTAAAAAATTTGTTGCACTTCTATTGACAAAGTATATTCAATAACTTTCAG